GTCATCATAGAATGCTTTGTGGAACATAGAGAATGGATTCTTAACTAACTCAATATCTCTAGTATCTGTATCATAGATATGAAATCCTTTAGGATCCTGATAATCTATCCATGTCATCTCATAAGGACAACCCAAATACTGAACATTTCCTACTTTGTTCTTATGATGAAAATGTCCAGAGTAAACAGTTTCAAACTTCTTGAACATAGAAACATCCATTCCATGCGAATTAACATTACCCCTATCCATCAACGCACCAGATACTTCTAAATGAGACATCATAACTTGAGCTGGAGTTTCGTCCATTGCATTGACCGCATCTTTATAATTCTCTGCATTGATCCAAGGCATGATAAGAATATCGTGACCATCAAAGTTTACAGTAGCAGGTTTATCATAAGACTTGACCGCACCATCTCGGAATAATTCTTTCATCGAGTTGATCTCGTTAGTGTTCTTATAGGGAACATCATGATTACCGATGATGACATGCAGATCTATATTATATTCAGAACATTTATCAATGAACATTTCTTTCATGCGACGAAGTGTCACATAAGAAATATATTTTCGCCTATCCACAATATCCCCCAAATGGATAATAGTATCAATGCCTTGTCTAGTGAGGTGAGGGAAGAAAACTTCATTGTAAAACCTTTCAAAATAATCTAGGAATGATGTGTTGTCATTTCTTGCACCGAAGTGCGTATCAGTAATCAAAGCGATTTTCATATTACTCCTCGTGAACGACCTTTGTCTTTTTCTTTCGTCTTTTATTTTCTTCAAAGTTGTTTATGAACTCTGACATATACTCTTGAGTCCATTCATTATACTTGATATCGTCTGAAAAGTCAACACCTTTATCATGCGCTTGACGGTCTGAGGTTTGTTGAAAAACATTGATATGTTCTGATGCTTTGAACTTAGTGTACAGATATTTCTTCTCTTTCTGTATGCGTCTTAGAAACGCAAAGTAGACGATCTGTGTAAAGTATGCAAAGGGATTGCTAGACTTCTCAGGATTAAAGTTGTCGATATACTGTAAGCAGTTTTCAATACCGTCACATATCATCTCTTCGCGGAATGTGTAGTTGACGAAGTTTGGTTTGTATGATAAGTGCGTAGCAATCTTCATGATACAATCAGCAACGTAGATTGGCACGACAGGTCTCTCACCACCTGAATCTTCTGCCTCTTTGACAGTTTCTTTAAAATCAACCATTGCTTCTAAAAATTCCTTATTGTTAACGTAGTGCGGATTTTTCTTTTTGTTTCTGATCATTACATCACTCCTCAGTGTATCATTATGTTTGATGTGTTTGCAAAATATTCATATGCATCTATTATATCGTCTCGTTTATCAGTGTCTAATTTTTTATCTTCATCATGGTCATATATCATTCTATCTAAAGCAGTAATATAGTAGTCTGCCATTTCTTCTGCAGCAGGTGTCATACCAACTATATGTGCCTTTTGTATTGTCATAAAATTATCTTCCTCAAGCAACGGAAACCATTGGTATGCTAACAAACTTGCTGATCTGCCAGCATTGCGCTCTGTTCTTATCTCTAGTGGATTGTTTACTAACAGTGCAGTTTCAGTTTCTTCGACTACATCTGTCACGACTGTATCACCATTAGTAAGTTTTATTAGTTGTAAAGATATTTTCATAGTTTCATGCCTTCAATATAAACTGGTTGATTCGGTTTATTATACCAACTTGGAATAGTATATCTTGTTCCTTCTCTGATTGATCTCACACCATGAGCGTAATGCATTCCATAAAAGAATGCCACACGTCCTTGTTTTGGTGTTACATTCATATCTTCAATAAATGTTTCACCACCAGTGTAATTATCATTCAGATATGATATAGCAGTAAATATAGTGTCAGGATGCGCTATATCAGTATGAGAATCTTGCCATGCGTTTGTTTTCCATTTTACTATTTCACTCCAACCATATATTATGGTTTCGTCGCAGTAAGTCTTCGCTGCATCAAATAGTTTGTCTTTGTATTCGTTCATTTCATTTATTGTGTCTATATTCAATATTTCATTTGAGTCTTCTGTAATCGTCGATTCATAACTTCCTATTTTACTTGGTCCGATGCGACGAAATAATTCTATTGCTCGTTCGCATTCTTCAACAGTAAAAAAATCATCAACTATAACTATCTTATTCATGTTTCAAATTGATATTGTATATTTTGTAATCAAACTCTTCTTCATTGTACATCTTTATTCTGACTGCGAAGTGTTTGAGTGTATGATTGCAACTTGTTTTTTTGCAGAGGTCGTCGGCAATGTCATAGAGTGTTGCTCGTTCTTTGTTATCACCTTTTCGTAGACCACGCCCGATACTTTGTAGATTCCGTATCCTAGACTTAGTAGGACTAGCAAATATGATATTATGAAGATTGCGTATATTGACCCCAGTAGAGAACGTCCCATAGGACGCGACGATAATTGCACTCCGCTCTCTTTCAGTAATCCTTCTAACTTCTTCTCGTTGATCAGCATCTACACCTCCGTGAACAAAAAAGACATGCCGACCTTCTTCAGCTTCTGCCTTTATTAAATCGTATAATATTTTACCATGTTTCTCAACCATTTGGAATAGTAATAGTGTATTCCCATTTCGTGTCAAAGTCAAGTTCTTGATAAACTGATTTCTCTTTTCATTACCTATGAGAAACTGTATCTCATCTTGATACTTTGCATTGTGCATGACCTTACATATATCAGGTGGATACTTCAACACTAATGCTTTGATTCTAAAATCTGCAAGAGTTCCTTGCTCAATTAAATCTTTAGTTTGCACTACCTTCATTACTGGACCAAACAAACCTTCCAATACTAATTTATTCGTTTGCGTATCGTCTAATGTTCCAGTAAATCCAAATCTATACTTACACTTTGTCATCTTCTCCATGATCTTGGTAAGAGAGTTTGCTTTGAACAGATGTGCTTCGTCACCAATAATTACATCAAAGTTATCAAAGTATGATTTTGGTTGTTTGTATATACTCTGCCAAGTGGAAATAAAAACTTTTGCATTTTCTTCAAATTTAGCTTGACCTGATGTGATCAAATGAGTATAATAGAACTGTCCTTTCGAATACGAGATAAAGTCTGTATTCATTTGCTGCACTAAGCTAGTGGTTGGAACAATAACTAATGCTCTTTGTGCTAGATTGTTTGCCAAGTAATACTTCAAGAGAGAATATATTATATAAGACTTTCCACTCGCCGTAGGCGAGAGAACTAATGCTCTGTTATTGCGAATAGCATGAGCAACTGCTCTAGTCTGATAGTCTCTAGGTTTGAAGTCTTCTTCAGTAATAAACTCTTCTAACTTATTTATCGCCACATCTTCTGTGTCTTCTAGACCATCATGTACAATAATTTGATAGTCTCGTTCCTCAGCAAAACGCTTTATGTGGTCAATCAGTCCGACATATATTTGTTGCGTGTTCACGTTGAATAGTCTAATCTTACCATCCCAATAACGATTACGCACTGATGGCATAAACTTAGCACCTGGGACTTCGAAGGTGAAGAAGTCTGACAACTCTTGCGATGTTCCTCTTTCGCAATCAAGTTTCAGATACACTTCATCCTTCTTATAGATCTCAATCTTATCCATTACATAGAACCTTGCGTAAATCGCACCCAGTCAATCGCAGACTTGATCTGAAAGTTTCTGTTGTTCAAACTCTTAACGATTGCTTCTACATAAGCAACCTTCTCACCTTGTACGGAAACCTTCAATGTATTTTCAATATACATATCATCTGCTTCTAGGTAGGTTTCGACTTCGTTCTTGAGTAGTTTCTTGTAGAACTGATCTCTGTTTATCTCAGATAGTTCTTCTCTATCAAGCTCACCCAAATAATATTCGATGAGTGTTTTGCGAATGCGTTTGTTCTCTGCCTTTAGTTTGAACAATACAACACGTTCGCCCATAAAGATCTTGAGATACTTATTGTGGAGTTTAGGAATCTTGGTTGCCTCTCGGTCAAGTTCCGTTTCATCAATCTTACAGTCTTTGTCCCACTCGGAAACAATGTCTTCAATCTTCATTATGTAATCACCTAGAGTATATGTATACTCTCTATTATAATATATTACGCCACTGATGTCAATATATATCTTCTGTATGAAAAGGAAACGTTAGCGTTCAAATACTCAACGTCACCTTGTTCAATATTAAATTCTACTGCTGATAATGATGTTGGATACAAATCAACAAACTTCACGTCTACATTTGGTTTGTATTGATTGGTAGTAATCAACAAAGATGCATCTGAAAATATACCATAGTTCGCTTGCACATTCGCTCTTTGTTGGAACTCATCTGGGTATCCAAGTCCAATCAACCAATCATATATTTCTTGGAAGTTCTTTAAATCTTCATCAACACGAAATTGTAATTGCAACTGACCAAACGCTAGTTTTTCACCAGGAGTTGGTAATCGTATGAATGGATTTTGCGTTTCTACCTCACCTACAGAAATCTCTGGTATACTAGCACTAGTGCAGAAATAGTTTACATTGGGCAGACGCTGAATAGCGAACTGAAACCCTATAGGTGATAGAAAGTTTTTATTTTCTGGATTGGTTGCCATATTATATCCTTATTGTTCCTACTATTTATAAGAGAAACCAATAGGCAAAAAAAGAGAGATCCGAAGATCTCTCTAAAACTGGTTCACTGAAGTGAATCTTGTTTTTATCGCATTAGGTAGATTACATTAAGTTTGCTACTTTTACGAGTCTGTAGTAGATGTTTCCATCACCAGTACCTAGACGAGCAGCAGTACCGTTGCCATCATTGGTAGCGAAAGGATTAGCGACCATGCCGTAGCGAGTCTTAAATCCGATCTTTGGTTGGAAAGTGTTCTCACCAACGGCACGAACCATTTGAAGCGGAACGTATGGGCAGTAGAACAATCCAGCATCGAACGAAGATGAACCTTTGTATCCGAGTGTGTAGTAGTTATTGGTTGCATCTGAGAAATATGGATCGATGTAAACCTTAATTCTACCATTCATCACACCAGCGAATGTGTTACCTGTGTCATCAACTTGTAGGTTGTTGTTAAGAGCAGGAGTGTAATCCAATACACCAGCCATTTGAAGTGCAGAAGCAACATCAGATGAACAGATTAATGTATTACCCTTACCACGTCTTGTTGACTTAGCAAGTTCGTTAGCATCTCGCTCTACTTGGAACATAAGACCTTTGAACTTCTCAACTGACCAACGACCGTTAGAGTCTGTGTCAAGATCGAAAGTACCAGAAGTCGTAGTGTTTTTAGTAGCACCAGCAACTGCAGAGTAGTTAATAGTACGAACAACTTCGCGGTTAATCTCAGCAAGAATTTCAGCAGAGAGAATGTTGCTTAGTTCTGTTTCAGCGTCAAGACCATGTACTGCTTTTAAGTCTTGTGCAAGTTCCATTGTGTACTCAGCTTTAAGAGCACGTGAAACCGCAGTAACCGCAACTTTCTCAATTGAGAATGCCATTTGGTTGAAAGGTGCATGAGTTCCGTCACCTAGTCTTTCTGCTTCAGTAGTTGTCATACCTGAATGAACGTTGTATGCACCACCTGTAGAGGAAGCAGAACGATCAGCAGGATCTGTACCAGCTTGAGCACCAGTAGCAGTTGCATTTGCAGCAAACGTGTTACCAGAGAATCCAGCATCTGCTTCATTGAAGAGTGCTTCAGTTCCAGACTGACTAGTTGAACGTGTACGCATTGCAAAGATCAATCCTGTTGGACCAGTCATTGGTTGTACGCCACAAATATCGTAAGCGATAAGGTTAGGCATTGAACGACGTACTAGTGAAATTAGTACTGGATCGTAAATGTCAACAGCACCTGTACTTGCTACTGAAGAGGATGCGCCCATTGCGTTAGCGGGTGCTGCCTCGCCCAAAAGCGAAGGTGCGTTATAACCACCAGAACCTTGAGCTTGCTCACGAGCAGAGTTCTCTTGGTTTTCTAGTAGTGTTGCTACTGTAGCACGTTTATGGGCATCTGCAATCTTTTCGAGGTCAGGATGCTCAAGAACTGGCTGCCACTTCTTGATTAAATCATCATTTTGATTCATTGTTAGGTCTCCTTTAATGGGTAATCTATCCTAATGTTTATTATTTATATAAAACTATTTTTTGATGCTATTTGAAATGGCAGACATATAAGCAGACATTCCAGGATCAATGTTGTTCTCAGCATCCTCATCAATCTCTAGCGGTTCATGATCAATTGCAACTTCTTCGCTGACAACTTCATCAGACTTGAAGTAGTTACTTTTAAGTGTCTCAAGTTTTTCAACATAAGACTCTTCACTCTCAAACTCTACACCTTCAGCTAACGATGCTAGTTTGATTGCTTGAGATTCTGTAAGACCTTCAGAAACTTTAGCGAGAGTAATCTCAACTTTTGCTTCTGTTAGTTCTTTGCTAAGGTCAATAGACTTTTCCATCTCTTCGTTGACTGACTGCTGTAGTTCTTCAACCTTACCAGCAAGTTCGTCTACTAGATCGACTTTCTCTTCAGGAACTTCAATATAGTTCTCAACGAATAAGTCTTTAAGACCTTTCATAAAGTTTTCTTGGATTTCAGCACGAATACCTTGCTCAACTGCAAGTTCGTTCTCTTTCATCCACTCTTCAGCAACGTACTCTAGATATGAATCTAGTTTACCTGCCATATCTTCAGCGAT